GTTGAGGCTATGACTGAAGAAGAAGCTATCGAATACTTAATTATGAAGGACTGCCCACAGCACGTGTGGCAGAACTGGAATCAAGGCAACAAACCAAAGATGGTTATCTGCCGTAAAGAACAGTTGCCAAGCACACGTGAGTGGCGCAATGCTTGGAAGATAACTGAAGAACTAAGCGTCACTGATTTAGCAGCATAAGGAGAAAACAATGGCTGTAACAACATACATCGTAGACAAGGACGGGAATCAGATTGATGCTTCTACGGCTACCGTTCCTTCTGACCGTGCCTTTCGTGGTGCATGGTCATTGAGTGGCAATGTCATTTCAGAAGACATGGCATCTGCCAAAGACATCTTCCGTGATAAGGTTCGTGAAGTTCGCAAACCACTGCTAGACGCAGAAGACGTAGTATACATGAAGGCACTAGAGGCTGACGATGCAACTGCAAAGGCTGCATCTGTAGCTAGGAAAGCTGCACTTCGTGATGCACCTGCCGCTGCAGCAATTGACGCAGCAACAACTATTGTTGAACTCAAGGCAGCTTGGGATGCAGACACACTTGGTGATAGCCCTTACGCTTAATGCGTAGGGGTCATCCCTGTTTGACCGTTGGAGAACTAGATGGCATTAAGTAAGATTATAGCAGAAGGCATTGACCTTACAGATGACTATGCGTTCACTGGCACTGTGACTGGTGCGGGGAGTCTGCTTCAGGTTAAGCAAATTAGCACAGGTGTCAATTTATCAAATACAACTACAAGTTATGTAGATATGACAAATATGACGCTGAGTATTACGCCAAGCAGCACAAATTCAAAGATATTAATTCTTGCTTCACTGTCTGTAGCAGCACAAAGAAGCGGTACAGTAGACATTCACGGAAGCACTAGATTAATGCGTGATACTACAGAAATCTCAAGACATAATATTAGAACATATGATTTTGGGGTTGGCGGCATCTATATACTTGGAACACTTGCTTATTCTTACACTGATGCGCCTAGTACAACTTCTGCTGTAACTTATAAATTCCAAATGTGTAAGTTAGCAAATGACACTTCATCTGTAGATATGAACCCCGAATTAAACAATAAATGTGAAATGATTCTTATGGAAATCGCAGGATAAACAGGAGTAAACAAAATGGCATCAATATCAAAGTCTCTAACCGAACTGGGCATCACCGAATGGGTGTTGCGTGGTGAGCCTACCACAGAGGCTGAGTTTAACCAAATGTTCCGTAAGGTTACTGGTGCTGATGATAATGGTAGTGCTGTTGAATCCTCTACACCTAGCGACTTTGGTGTAACTTGGTCACAGGTATCAGCTAAGAAAACAGAACTTGTTAATGCGGAGCCTATGCGTTTACTTCGTGAGGAACGTAATCGTTTGATTGCAGAAACAGATTGGTGGGCATCTAGTGACCTTACTATGACCGCCGCACAAACAACCTACCGTCAAGCCCTGCGTGATATTACAGACAATGCCACATCTCTTGATGACGTAACGTGGCCTACTAAACCATAAGGAATAACGATGGCATACATAGGTAAATCCCCACAAAACGGTGTACGTAACCGCTACCTCTACCAAGCCTCTGCTGGTCAAACTACCTTCACAGGCAGTGATGCAGATAGCAAGACACTGACCTACACAGATGGTCTGTATGTTGACGTGTATCAGAACGGTGTGCTACTCAAGCCTGTCACTGACTATACCAGCACAAGTGGTACTAGCATTGTACTCACCACATCTGCCAGCTTGAATGACGTAGTTGAGATTGTAGTCTATGACGTGTTCAGCGTTGCGAACAGCTACACTAAAGTTGAAAGTGACACACGCTATCCGTTCAAGGGTAACAACAGCATCATCCGTTTGAATGGGCAGACTATCAATGCAGACATTACGATTGACAGCGATGAGAATGGTGTGTCAGGTGGGCCTATCACACAGAACGCTGTCGTCACTGTTAATGGATATTGGAGTATCGTATGACCAGCGTATTGAATGTAGATACTATTGCTGATAAGGCTGGCACTGGTCCTGTTGGGTTGACTAAGCAGGAAGCGGCTAAAGCATATAGTAATAACGACATGACTGTTCCAGACATTCGTAAAAGTCTTAATGTAAGTTCTATAGCAGATAATGGAACAGGGCAGTCTACAACATCCCTGACTTCTGCGTTGTCCTCAACAGATAGCTTTGCCACAGGTGTAGCAGGAGGAGATGCATCTACTGACCGTTCTAATAGAACGACTACAATAGGAATAAAATCTACAAGTACATTTTTAATGTATTCAACAATTTCTGGTGGTAGTGATGCAGACGTAGAAAACCAAGCAGGTTTATTAATGGGAGACCTCGCATAATGGCTAGTATATTAAAAGTAGACGAACTGCAAGGTATCACAGCGGCTGGTGACATTACTGTTACATCTGAAGGTGGGGCAGCAACGCAATCACTTCAGCAGGGCTTGGCGAAGCATTGGGGATGGTTTGATACAAATACCTCTAACACAGTTAGAAACTCTTTCAATAATGCTTCCATTACAGACAATTCAACAGGAAACTACACTGTAGCGGCTACAAATGCTTTTGCAAATATATATAGTTGCGTTGGTTGTTGCACAGGTTCGGCATCAGACCCCAATGTTTCAGGACAAAGCGGTGCTATATATTCCAGCACTACCGCAGCTACTTTTGCGACTCAAGACTATAACGGTTCTACAGGCGATGCCGATTTTAGTTTTCTTAGCACGGGAGACCTCGCATAATGGCAAGCGAACTTAGAGTAAACACCCTGAAGGATGCCGCTGGGTCAAACGAAGTGGCTATGACGTATGTTGCCAACGGTAGTGCGAAGGCGTGGGTTGCACAATTAGACGGCGGTGCTACAGCCGGTGACAGTTTTAACTTTGCTAGTTTCACTGACAACGGGGATAATAACACCGCAACTTTTACGAACAATATGATTACAAATTATACAATCACCGTTGCCGCTGATGAACCTCAACCAACAGCAATAGACAGATTTGTGGGAGTTTTTGCTAGAAGCGCAAGTTCCTTCAAAATGAAAACTTTTACAAGCAGTGGCGGTGGTTCATCTGTTCCGCAGTGCGCCGCAGTTCACGGAGACCTCGCATGAGTAAAGCAGCAGAACTAGCCGCACTGATTGGTTCGCAGACGGCTTTATCAAACAGGAACCTTATCATCAATGGTGCAAAAGTCATTGACCAGCGCAACGCTGGGGCATCGGTTTCGGGAGATGGGCAGTTTCCAGTTGACAGATGGAAAGCAAGCAAGGTAGGTGCTGGTGCGTTTTCTATGCAACAAAGTTCTACAGCCCCATCAGGTTTCAACCACAGTGTTGTGTGTACTGTGACAACAGCAGACACATCTATTGCGGCTAGTGATGAATACTCATACCGCCATTTTGTTGAGGCCTTTAACTTTTCACACGCAAACTGGGGGACATCTTCAGCTTATTCAGTCACACTTTCATTTTGGGTTCGTTCAAGTGTTACTGGAACTTACGCAGTTGGTTTTCGCAATAATGCTGGAAACAGAACTAATCCATCAACATATACCATATCATCAGCAAACACTTGGGAATACAAAACAATAACTGTCGCAGGTGATACAACAGGGACTTGGGAAGGCGCATCAAATAGCATTGGTGTAGGTGTTATTTTTTCTCTTGGTGCTGGTTCTAATTTTCAAGGAACAGCTAACACTTGGAACGCTTCAGGCACTTGGTCAACAGCTTCTGCCACACAATGGATTTCTAATTCTGGCGCAACCTTTTACATCACCGGCGTCCAGCTAGAACTAGGCGAACAGGCCACGCCGTTTGAACACCGCAGCTTTGGCGATGAGTTGCGGCAATGCAAACGGTATTACGAAGTTTTAGACACAAATGTGTACCCAGTAGATTACTCTACTCAGACTTTAGGCAATTTCCAATGGACAGAACAAAAACGTGCTACCCCAACTTTTACCGCTTCTGGTAACGGTGCTAGCGCACAGCTTTATGCCATTAATACCAGCGGCGGTTACATTTACCACACAGGAAAAAATTACAGTTCCGTTTCAGGATTACAGGGGGATGCAGAGTTATGATTATAGCAAACGCACAATACATAAAAGCTCCTCTGGATAACCCAGACAATGAAAACACTGATATTAAGGCAACGATTGATGGCACTGTTCGCTGGGTTCCTATGACTGTAGGCAACCGCCACTACGCAGAAATCTTGCGTCAGGTAGAAGCTGGCGAGTTGACTATAGCGGATGCTGACTGATGGAGATGACCAGTCTTGTAGACATGCTGTTGGGTATACTTGCTGCTGCAGGTGCGTGGTGGGCTAATGGCATGAGCCGTGAACAGAAGCGGTTAGAGATACTGTTGAATAAGACACGTGAGGAATATGCAACCCGCGAAGATGTTCGCAGCGATGTTCGCCAAGTAATGGAAGCGTTGCACAGGGTCGAAGACAAGTTAGATAGAGTATTGCAAAAGGACTAAGGCATGGCACAGATTACCACAGATGCACAACTACAGGCTGAAGTCGGAGACCTTGCCGGTGGCGTAACCCCTAACGTACAGCAAGTAGCACCTGTTGTTCCTACCGTTGGAACCGGGGAAATAATGGCCCAGACCTCTGGTCAACTAGCTGCGGCTACTCCCCTAGCCCCTACCGCTACAGCCCTAACAACCGGAACCACCCCCACTCCACCGGGTCTTCCCGCTGCCGGAACGGGGCAGATTGCCCAAGTTACCGACGTAACAACAGATTTGCAAAACTTGGGTGCTGCACAAGCTGCTCAGTTAACCCCTGCACAACCCTACGTTCAGATGGCAGGTGTTCAAGGAACCGTATCTGCGGGTTCGCAGGCAACTGCCGCAACTCAGCAACTAGACCCGCAAGCCACCGTGCAATACCAGCTTGGTCAGTTAATGACAGCGGTACAGTCCGGTGCGCCACTTCCCCCGTGGGCTTCCCCAGCGGTTCGCAAAGTGTCGGGCATTATGCAGGCTCGTGGTTTGGGTTCCAGTTCGATGGCGGGTGCCGCAATCACACAAGCCCTCATGGAATCTGGGGTTCAGATTGCTGCGCGGGATGCGGATAAGTACGCCGCTATCCAACTACAAAACCTAAACAACCAGCAACAAACCGCTCTCTCTAACGCTGCGACATACGCTGCAATGGATAAAGCGAACCTCAATGCACGGTTGCAAGGTGCGGTTACAGAAGCCCAAGCCCTTTTATCTGTGGACTTAAAAAATCTTGACAATAAACAAAAAAGTGATACATTAACATATAGCAGTCTTGTACAAGGTCTGTTCAAGGATGCCGCCGAAGACAATGCGCGGCAGCAGTTCAACGCCAAGAATGAACTACAGGTAGAAGAGTTCTTTGCTGAACTTGGTTCGCAAGTTGAAACAGCCAATGCCAACCGTACAGCGGCTATGCGGCAATTCAACACTGGCGAAATGAACGCCATGTACCAGTTCAATGCCCAGATGCAAGATTCCCGTGACAAGTTCAATGCAAACATGGGGTTCGCAGTTGACCAGTCCAACGTAGTTTGGAGACGGGAAATTAACACCGCTTCAACGGCAATTCAAAACGAAACCAACCGCATCAATACCCAAAACTTATATAACGCCAGTCAGAATGCCTTGAACAGTCTTTGGCAACAGTATCGCGACAACGCCTCTTGGAACTATCAAAAGAGCGAAAATGCTTTGCAGCGACAGCACGACACAGCCACGAACGCTATGCAAATTGCGGCGGCTGAATCTGCGTACAACCAGCAGCAAAAAGACGCTATGGCATCCTCACTAGGCTCATGGTTAGCAAGGATTATTAAATAATGTTCGACTTTTTCAGTGGTCTATCGAACTACGCAAACATTGCCGTTGATTTTCTTTTTGGTAAAAAGGAATACGAAAGCGGGGATGTTACAGGTCGTGAAGGCGGTGTCTTAGGATTTCTTGCACAGACTTATTTGGAATCTTCTAAGGATTCTAAAGAAGCCGCCGCTCCTACAATGGATGTTCCAAAACTGGGAACCAGCGGGTTTGCACGGGGTGCAGGACAAGCACAGGGTTCGACATTTGTAGGTCAGCGTAATCCTGCAGTAGAAACAGCAATACGTCGCCTCATGCAAGGCTCTGCGAACACCCAGACAAGCCGCTTTTGGCAACAGTACCAGACGCAGATGACTACAGGTCAAGGACGCAGAACTATCGGGGTTTCATCCCCTGCTCTGCCATCTGTTAAGGTAGCAAGCGCAGCGTCTGTATCTACAGCAAAGTCAGAGACAGAGGTATAATCGAATGGCAGAACGCAATCCAATGACAGGCACTGTAGATAACATAGACCCGTTCTCAGCACCGCCACCGGGACATTCCTTAACACAAGATAACTCTAAGTGGTCATGGGGTAAGCCGCCTAAACATACAGACCCTGATGATGCCTTGGATGCAGTTATCGAACAAATGAGCAAGCCTCGCAACAAGCAGGAAATGTTCAAATTGATGATGGTTGGAATTTCTGTCGAAGTTATTATCGAAGGTTTGATTGTGCAAGGCTTCCAACAGGGAACCTTTAGCCTAGACGTAGGTATGCTCTTGAAGCCCCCGCTGGGAATTATCATTGCGGATATGGCAGAACAGGAAGGTATTCCATATCGTCTGTTCGAAAAGGACGACCCAGAGTCTGAAGGTGAAATGGATGATGAAACCTTCTTCCGTATGATGAAAGACAACAACCCTAAAATGTTCTCATTTATTCAAGAAAACATAAACGCAGCTATTCGGGCAGGGACAACTCCTCAAGAGCCGGAAGAGCGGGGTTTCTTAGCAACACAAGAAGGGGCTGAATAATGGCTATGGGTGTGGCATTTGTAAGCGGATTCCTCAAAGGGATGAACGACGTTGCGCGGGAAAAAAACGAGAAGCTTTTAAAAGAACAAGAACTAGAAGCCGAACGTAAAAAAATGCTAGGCGGCTGGGTTGTCGAACTTGCAAAGTCAAAGAACGTCGACACAAACAGCGAAGGTTTTAAAAATCTAGCAAGTGAGGCAGGTCTATCTGGTTTAGCGAACATCTCTAATACTATGGGCGATATCGACTCTTCGATTAATTATGGAAACGCTAAGTTCGTAAAGCCAAAAGACTTCGATAAAAACATTCTTCTAGACAATCAAATGAGAGCCGGGGGTACATGGTTAACTTGGGCTAACAATACTTTTGCGGACGAAAACAGCCGCGCCCGTCTTATGGACGAACTTAATAAAAACCCAATGGCAAAAAAGAAGTTCGTGGGAGATTTACAACGGTATAGTAATCTCTTCATAGATGGTCAGATATTAAAGAAAATGGAAACCCAGTCAGGTGACCGTACCTACATTCAACCAGAGTCTGCATTTAATATTTTGTACAGCAATTTAGGAGACTTGTCTGGTGAAGTAGGCGTTAGCTTAGATGAAAAAGTAGTATCAGCAGCGGCACAAAAGGGTGAAATTAAGAACCCTAGCAACGCCCTTGTGTTTACTTTTACAACGGGTCAAAACGAAGCTAAAAAGGAACCGTTTGATTTCACGGACACAGAACTCAACGCTATTACAACTATAGCCCAGCGGAACGGCTATGATAATCCTCAAGAATACATCAACAATTTTAAGGACGTTGTTCGTGCGGATACAGGACGAGAAGCTTATCAAGTTCTGATAACAGCAGCAGAATTTGAAACAAAGGGCTATGGTCAATTGAACTTGACAGGCGGTGGCTCTGCAGAAATGCGGGCGCAGCTTGGCAACGATTTGATAGAAGAGTTCGGAGACGACCCGTATATGCAGGCACAGTCTATTGTACCTTTGGTAACCATCCAAGAAGATAAATACGCCGCCGCGAACAAGCGCAAGGGTTACACTGTTCAGCTAAAGGCCCCTGAAGATTACTTTGCACGAAACAAGTTGAGTCGTGAAAAAGTGATGGAACAGTATGAGGCATCGAACCAAGCCCTTGCTAAGTTAAATCAATTAAAGGGACTCATAGCTGATGACATGACCCCCACAGGTTTAAAGGCTGCTTTTGTAAAGGTAGGATTTGGTATCTTTGGAGAAGGAGGTCAGGCAGAACAGATTTTTGGTAACTTTAATCTAGATACGGAAACAGGAACCACTCCCCAAAACTTGGTTCAAGGGGCTGTTGATAAGGGGTTCCTTTCTGCCGAATCTGCCCGAAATCTTTCAACAGTGGATGCACTCAAGCTATCTCTTGCAGCAGAAATGGCTCGTGCCGTTGACCCATCTGGTCGCTTGTCAAACCAAGACTTTGAGATTCAGCTACAGCGTCTTGGACAATCAGGACTGTTTACATCTAAGGTACAGGCTGGAGCCAGCTTAGATGCCGTTATATCAGATTTTCAAAGAACGCAACGTCGTCTCGTACTTTTAAACGAGGTCGCAACTGCGGATAGCTTTGGACTTCGTGAAGCCCGTCTTCTAAAAGCAGACAGGATTGCTAGACAAGCTTTAAATGCGGCTTACCGTATGTCTGCAACTGCGCCTGCTGCAACTGCGCCTGTACCCGCCGCTGGAGAGCAACCTCAGACCGGTCTCACATTAGACCCTTCTGGTTTTTACACAGATGGTAACAATAACTGGTTCAGAGATGAAGCAGGTACACAACCAGCAAATATGAATGATGTTCTAAAAGCAATGGGCGCGGGAGAAAAATCCTAATGGCAGAGCCACGAGAAGTTTCAAAACCTGTTGCTGAACGGGATATTGTAGGGTTCGATAAATCTGGAGATGCTCCGGCTACAGATACCAAGCCCCCTCGTATTTCCATTGCACCTGTAGAAAACAAGGTGATGCTTGACGACCCTGTTTCGCGAACAACCACTGTAAGCGACCCTGTTCTGGACGTTCCTGTTACCGAAACTAAAACTCTAGCCCCTGCTGCTGCCCAAGATATTGAGGCGCAGACAGCAGGTGTGGCTTGGGAAGATGTCCTTGCCGGTAAAGTAGAGCAGGTAGGCGACATCAAGATTAACAACCGTGTCTTGGAGTTTGCGAACAGCAATCCGAAAGCTATGCTTGCTCTGCGTTCTGCGTGGGCAAAGTCATCTCAGCCACAGGTTCCCGGCGAAGATGTTATCATCCCATTTGTTCGCGAAGGTGAAGTAGTTGCAGCCCAAGTGGTGCAAGACCCCTTGATGATTCCGGCTGCGGAACGCTACGCCCAGAACCGTGTCAATCTTGATAACCTTGTATCCCAGTATGTGCCTGACCCAACGGTTCGTCAAATCTTCGTTGACCGGTTTGAAACTGGAGACTTCTATAGCTCTTTAGAGACACGGCTTGCAGAAGCTGGGCAGTTCTTGGTAACCGGCATCCCTATGGCGGGTATCATGGGGTATAACGCATTAGGTGCATACTTTGATGCAAAAGAAAAGGGAACTGATTTTTCATCTGAGTGGGGTGCAAGAAGCACAGACATTCAAACTGCCCTAGACTCCACCTACAAAGCAATCAATTCTGTAATTCCAAATCCAACAATGAAGATGGCGTTTAATGATGGCATTCACGATGAATTTAAACGCCAGCTAGACGCGGGTGAAATTACACTAGACCAATACAACGCTCGCGCAATGATAGAAGTCGATGGCGAACTGCAGCCAAAAGAGTTCATCACAGAAGAAGCCGCCGCGAACCTCATCGACCTTGCATTCAACGAACTGCCTCGTTCCGAACAGTTTGGGGTTATGTTCCTTGAGAATGTAGTCGGTATGGCAGGACCGGGTGTGCTAAGAGGTGAGCGAACCTTACGCAAGTTCCAGAAACTGAAGGACTCTTACAAGGGTACAGCTATGGGCCGCATCCTTGACGATGTGGACGACCCGTTCGAGGCTGCACAGATTATCAATCAGGCAGAGGGACGCAACAAAATTAACTTGAAGGCTCTTAGCATTGGGGTTAGCCAACAGCGAACCACACAAGCTATGGGTCGTTTGAATGATGATTTGCGGAACATAGACCTTGAAATGGACGCACTGGTTCGCAAAGGTGTCGCCAAGAACAGTGCCGAATATAAGGTGCTAGAAGGCAAGCGGCAAAACCTAATCAACCGTAAAATGCAATCTATGTACACCCTCAAGGCATATCCGTACCTAAAGCAAAATGTAGAGGATGCCTTAATCTTGTCTGCAGGGCAACTTGCTGGACGTGAATATTTATCTTCTGCATATGGTATGGACCCTATGGCTGCAGAGGCAATCGGCTTGATTGGTATGATGACTATAGGCGCACCAACTACCCGTTTTATCGGGGGGCAAGCCTCTAAATTCCTTTCAGCACCACGGGGCGGTGTTGGGTCGAACGTTGCTGCCGTAGCCGATTTTATGACCTTTGGAAAATACAAGGGTTTCAATATTACAGACAACACCCTGAAAGATTACGAAGCAGCGACTGGTATTAAGCTAACTGCTGAACAGCGCAAGGCAATCAACTATTCTATTTACTTGGTGAACAACACCTCTAGCCCTGCAGCCCGTGAAAAAATCTTGAAGGCTGTCGATGATTACGTCGAGTTACAAGACCGTATCGTAAGCCAGTTCCCTGAAGAGTCACAGGATAAGGCTAAAGAACTGTTTACTATGTCGTTCGCACAGTCTTCGAACTTAGGACCTCTTGCAGCCCTTCATGCAATGTCTATAAATAAGATTGACGCAAAGAAGCTAAAGAACATGGATGCAACCTATATGGTTGAATTGATGAAGCAGGCCGATGCACAGGTTCGCGCAACAGAACTAGCCTTGGACAACTTCCAAGAGTTTGTCCGGGTAACTGATGGTATTGCAGACCGCGAATCAATCCAAGCAATGCTGGATAACACTCGCAATGCAACCGCCAAGTTTAAGGATGATTTGAACCGCCGTTCGGAAAGTACCCTAGAAATCTTGGGGGATATCCGCAAGCAGGTTTTATCAGACCCAACAATTGATGTTCCTGAAGGGTTCCTTGACAACCTAGTGGAAGCAGACGTTGCCTTGAAGAAGCGTCTTGGCAAGATTGTTGACGAACGTAAAACAATAGGCGAGGTTGTTACAGATATCTATGCTGGTATAACAGATAGAGTCAACAGCTTGAAGGGTCGTCGTGGTAAGGGACGGGGATACGTTGCAGGGTTGTCTCGCGCTATGGAAGATGCCCTAGATGCTCATCTAGAAAGCATGTATGCAAAAGGCAAGGCAGCATATAATGCGGTTCGCGAAGCCGCTAAGACTGCACCACCTATTGACATGCACGATGCTGTTATCGACCTGATGAGCAAAGCAGGTGAAACAGACATGGCTCGCTTCTTTAGCCCCAGCGGTCAGTTCTTTGCGGGCCGCATGGGTCGCATAGCTTACCGGACGTTTGATGATATGGTTAAACGAACCATTCCTGCAGAAACCATGGGTGAGATTAGACAAACACTGGTAGCTAACGGGTTCAGTCAAGAACTGGTCGAAAACATGTCAGACCTAGAAATTGCCCTCGAAATGCAGCGAATCTCGCCTAGCTTCCGTCCCTTTGCACAGGCAAATGCCTATGAGGTCGACGAGATG